TGGTTGTAATTTAACCACTCCATCATAAATGACAATATTGAAAGGGTTTACATTTTCTACTTTAGTTGCAAATGGTTGTTCTAGCCAATCAATTTCGTTATATGCAAGAGTTAATGCTCGACCAGTTTTTTGAATAGAAGAGTCTAATAAAATTAAATTTTCATCATTTAAATCTAGTTCTTGTGGTGACAAGTCATCTAAAGTTGCTACTAGTGAATCTAATGAATTTCTACTAATGTTTGGATTTAAAGTTCTAGTAGATTGATCAACCAAAGTTGTTGAAAGAAAGGTATCAAACTTAGAATTGTCGGAAAATGAGTCAACAAAGAAACCACTTTTAAATCTATCTCTACCTTCAGTATCTTGAATTCTCAAAGTGTTTGCATTTATTTCTAGAAGAGATAATGTTGTTACTCTTTCTAAATTTTCAACTCTATCTTCAATAATACCAATGTCTCTCATCGTGTATCTTCTATTGTCAGTTAAGACAATACCAGCATTAGATGTATTATAAAGATACGCAGGATATGCAATTGTTGCAAGTTCTATGAAATCCCCTCTCTTGCTAGGTGGTTTTGGATTTTTTGAGGAAATTCCTTTTTCAACAACAAAATTGCCAAGAATATCCAAATAAACTTTGTCCATTCTTGGAAGATAAAAACTTTGACTGACTATTGCATTCTCTTTTGGTGCTAATAATCTTAATGGAGAAGTATTAAATGCCGAAGTTCTAGCATTAAAATCATATGGTGATTTATCAGTTGTTACTGCAGGATTAAATATTGCCACTCTAGGTCTAAAGTCTAAAGTATCTGTTGCTCTAATGGATCCTCCAATATTTGGAATATCTTTAGAAAATCTTTCTGCATCATAACTATCGACGGTAAATACATCTCCAGAATCATCTGTTGGAACTGTATAGTGATCAAAAACTATTAATAAACGACGAGATGGTTCATGAATATTTTTTCTTCTCTCAATTCTTGAATAATCGTAATATTGATTTTTCTGTCCTCTGTTTAATACATATGATCCAGTTATATCATTATAATTGCCCTTTGTTATAGAATCAATTTGAGAATTAATTTTTGATTCCTCAAATACTACAGATTCACCTACGGAAAATTTGTTTTCGTTTAAATAAATAACTCCCAATTTATTTGTACTTCCTGACGAAGGAGATGTAGTGTTATTAGTAACAATTCTGGCTACAGTATTACTTTTAGTCCCTATAATATTTTCACCAATTAATGCATTTGCTCCAACATTTGATATGACTGGAAAATCAACTATATCTAAAGTCGGATTGGATTCATTTAGAGATTCATAAATTGAAAGAACCTTCACCACATCGGGATAATTTAATGATATTTCTTCGTCCTGAATTCTCAGACCATAATATTGATTATATGTTAACCCATCATTTTTAGAGGTTACGGCATTATTTCCAGACTCTTTTAATTTTGACCCATTTACAGATAAAATTCTACTTCTACTGTAAGTTTTAGTTTTACTTTGAATATTATTTTTCACTGCTGTTACATTAACAACAGTATCACTATTTGAAAGAGTGCTGTCTAAACCTCTAATAGTTACTGTATTTCCACTAATACTGAATGCATCCGAAGTAATCGTTCCTATACCTCCTCCACTATATCCAATACCAAATCTCTCTTGATCAAAATTAACCCAAGATACATCGCTAATACCACTAATATCACTAGTATTGATAGTTATAGTATTGTCAGAATTATCAACATCTTTTCCAATTAACTGTTCAGTAATGAATAATTGAGAATTAGAAAGATCAATACTAGAGGCATTCGGTTCTACTAAGGGTGCAAATAATGTTCCAGATCCTCTTACTATTGGTGCTCCTAAAAATCCATCAACTTGAATATTTGATGTTGGAAGTGTTCCATTAAATACTCCAGCAACACTTGATAGTGCAGAAATTTGAAATGATAATGCATCGGTTGCAATACTAGATATTCTATTAAAATACTCTAATGAAGAACCAGATTGTTGATATCTGATCACAGTATCAGTTCTAATACCAACAAAAGTTCTACCTGGAGAAGTTACTGTAGAGATACCTCCCCCAGTTGCAGTAATTGTTAATTCAGATACTGATCCTGGAAAATTAAATTTATCTAAAATTGAATCCGCTCGAAAATTGCTAGTCCCCCAACTGGGCCCAAAAGGTGATGTTTGTTTTACTGACTTAATGTTTTGAGTATTATATGCATGAACTTCAGTTATAGATCTTGAAGATTGTATTCCATTAATAATTAAACTTTCACCTTTTGCAAAAGTTCCAGAAGTTTGTCTTAAAAATATTTGATTTGATGACCCATCTGCTGTAGCAAATCCTGTTGATCCAGTACTATTTCCTTTAACAAAGAATGATTGTTTTATTTCATCTGAAGAAACAGATTGATTTAATGTTAATCTAGTATATGTCTGAATATCATACAATCTCAAATCCCAACTAGTTGCTGCATTAGAATATGCCGCATCAGTTAAACTAAATGAATATACTCTTGCTTCTCCAATTTGAGTCCCCAAACATCCAAATTGTGCATAAAGAGCGATTGTTTTTCTTACCTTTGCTACTCCAGTTACATTATTAACTCTCAGTATATTTCCCATTTCAAATGGGACTGTAGTATTCTTAATGTCTGCAGTATCTCTAGGTTTATCTACATCTACAATAGAAGTAGATACTTTTTCAATATCGTAACCTTGAACATATGCCTTTCCAGGTGATATTTTTAGTACTGCTAAACTTTCTGATGGAATATTTCCTTGATCTGTTGTTTCATTATTGAAAAAAGTTCCATCACTGCCTAATCTATCATTTAAAGATTCTTCTACATGTAAATCGAATTGATTTATGGTATAGTTGCCAGATTCGTCAAAAGTTCTCTCCGCAAGATAATCACGAATTCTATTATACTCAGTTTTGGTTGTAATTTTTTTAACTTTTCCATTTTTTACTCTAAGCAACTCTACAAAATCAGTATCATTTGAATCTGTTAGAGGTCTTTTTGTAAGTGATAAAGATATTTTTAATCTATCAGATCCTGGTGATGCATAATTTGTAAATCCTTTTGCATTATCAAATAAAGATTCATCTTCTTTTGCATTAATAATAGACTCATCAATTTTTAATCCAACTCTATACGATGGAGTATTTGTATAATAATCTAAAATAATTGTCTGCTTTGAAACTTTTACAAAATAACCCCTTATAAAAAATATTCCTTCTCCAATTGACGACGAAGATCCAATGTCGGTTGAATCTGAACTAATTGAAGACGCAAAAGGTGATCCTGCACTTATAGTCGTATTTCCATAAACAACATTTTCATTTGCTGATAATAATTCTCCATCAATAAACTGCGAAAATTCAAAATTTTCATCCGATTTTAAATATTTTACATATAGAGTTATATTATCTACTTCATTACTTTCTGACGGAAAAACTACCTTTTGAATTTTGGCAGTAATTCCAGAAACTTGCCCAGATATAGTTTTTCCAACAAAATTCTTAATGTATACTGATAAATCAACTCCAAATTGAGTCGTATTCACTTTAACGGAGTAGAATTGTCCGTCGTATCCAATATTTCCAGGAACAACAATCGATCCTTCTTTAAAAATATGATCCGCAAAATCTTCTACCTGATTTTGAAGTATAGATTGTAAAGTTGTTAGTTCTCTACTCTGAACAGGATATCCCGGTTTAAATAATACTTTTAAAAAATTTTTCGATGCATCAAAATCATCATAATATGGATTAATGTTTAAATTTGTTTTTTGCGACATTTTTCTTTAGAATTCCAGAATAATTTTGATGTCTTCTTTTTGCCTAGAGTCTCTTACAACAAGAGAACGATTGTCAATGTAAATAACATCTCCCGTGTTTTTATTTATCTCAGGATCAGCAACCCCTCCTGTGAAAGTTACTCCCAAATTAATTACTTTAGATCCAATTGTAGTTGTAATTCCAGTAAAATTTGTATCAACTGCTGCTGTAAAAGTTCCATCAGAAATTGTATTTGTTGTTGAGGCAAAACTTACAACATTTGCTTTATTAGTAACATCATTTCTGTCAGTTTGATCTAAAGTATTGCCAAAGTTTAAAGATCTATCTTGATAATATTTCAATACATTAGTCTCAGTATCATATGATGCTATATATCCTCTTGCAGTGCCAATTGAAGTAGACTGCTCAATTTTACCTCCAATAGTTGGACTATCACTAAAATCTGATGTTAATTTAATTGCTCCTAATGATGAATAATCACTCGCATTATAAAGAGACGTAGAATTATATTTTTCTGGATTTTTTATAATTCCTACCTGAGCAAATTTAGTATCTGTCGGAAAATCTCTTGTAGAATCATCAAATCTAGAATATGCAAGAACTTTATCCGAACCCAATTCCTCATATATGTTATATCCATGACCTCTTGATGGGGGTATTATTGGAATTAATTTTGCTGGATTTGAAATAGTGTCTGTTGCTCCATGTCCAAAATCAACAATTCCAAATGTATATCCACTACCACCAGAAACAACTGTTGTTTTAATAATAGTTCCAGATGTATTAACTTCTATGTTTACTTTTGCTCCTGATCCATCACCTTTAATATCGTAAGTACCTGCCGTATAAATACCACTTCCACCGTTCTCAATATACACATATTTTATTTGATTATTATTGATATTAGAATCTCCAGAATCTCTTACAGACTGAATTTGAAAATTATCTGACGTTAACCAACCACTCGGAAGAACAATATATTCTGTGGAATCAAATTTGATAATATCGGATGGTGATATAGTAAACAAATACTTCCAAAGATATCCATCTCCACTTGTTCCTGCAGAAGATACTTCTAAATCTGTAAATGTTGGTTCGTCCTGAGATGTATTTCCATTTAACTTTGATGCTCCTCCAATATCACCATGAGATCCATTATAGATGCATATATAAACTTTAAAGTCACTATTGACAATATAATAATTACTATCATAAAGTCTTGCACTTTGTGAAATGGGTGCTAAATTTGAAACACTATAATCATGACGATACATTTCATATCTATTATTTGAAACCCAATTAACTTTTTTTACAACTCTTCTAATATTTGAACTATTTAATTTTTTTCCAAATAATGCGGTATTTCTATAATGACTCAAATACTGTTGATTATCAATTGGACTTGGAGGGTTTGATGGGATATTTCCCCATGACGAAGTTCTGCCAAATCCTACAGGAGTGGATGTTGTTCCGGGATTTGAAAGTCCTAAAAATACATAATAATTATTGTCGGCACTTAAGACAGACTCTACAAAATTATTAGCATTAGCAATTCTAAATTGATCTGTTACTATAGCAGACATATTACACAATTTTTTTAAATATTTATATGGGTTAATTATCTTTTGTGTCGGGAAGTGCTCCTGTCAATCTAATACCTTCACCTCTTCTCTGAATTGTTGGGAAAGTTGACAATCCAACATCAACAGTTTTTCCGGAAACCCCAATAGAAATTGGAGCAGAAGATCTGGTAATTGTAGTAAATAATCCCCAAGAAAATTCACCAACATAATCTCCATCAGTGGAAAGTCCTGTTATATCAGTTCCAGAGTCTATATTGCAAGTAACGATACCAACAAAATCACCAGAACGGCTCAATTGGTTGATATAGTAAATATTATCTAAGAATGTAGTTCCAATACCAACTACAGCAGTATTTGAACTATCCACCGATGTAACACCAAATCCAATCATAGTGTCCTTAACAAATATTGGATACCCAACTTCTAGATCATTTCCAAAATTTGTTGTTCCCATATCGAGGAAAAACTTAAGTGCTAGTGGATGTCCACCAGATCCGGAAGTAGTTCCTATTCCCGTTATAATTCCAGAAAATCCTTTAATAAATTTAATTTGATTGAGATTTTCAATATTTGAATCTGGTAAAGGTGTGATTGTTATGGGATTTGTAGTATATCCAAATCCAGGATTTGTTATTGTAGTTCCAGTAATTACTCCATCAGTGACTGTTCCTGTAGCTTGAGCAGTAGTTCCAATACCAACACCAATTTGGAGTGGTGATTGGAACTTGATATTCACTGTCGATCCTACATATCCACTTCCACCATCTACAATTGTGAGTGAGGAAATTTTCCCACCACCAACGGATGCAGTGATATTAGCAGGGGAAGGATCTACTTTACCATCAACAATAATGCCTGCTACATTGTTATATGGGCCAGGAGCAGTTAAATCATAACCAAAATTACTTATATTATCAACAAAAATTCTGGAATCAGAAGTTGTAATATCTTTAATAATTTTTGCGGTTGGATAAATTTGAGCAATCGTAGATTGTCTTGTCTTGTAAACAAACTCTCCATTAATTACTCTATCAGTTTTTTGTTTTGTCCATGACATTGGTTTATGATTAACTTGATCAATACCTTGATCTACATACAAACTTGTCTCAAATTTGTCTGAAAAAGATATATCAAAAATTGTTCTTTGATCTTGAGTAATGGTTTCTATAATAGAATCATTTTTGAATACTTTAACATCATCACCCTTTTCTAATGTTGGAAGGACATTATTTACCTGTATGTCATCTATACCTCTAGTTCCTCTATAGTAGAAAATATCAATTTGATCTTCTGGTTTTGGTGGAACAGTAAATGCGAATGAAGTGCCCCCATCAAATACATAAGCAACACCAGGATCTTGAATGACACCATTCATAATAACGATCAATACATTTTGGAGTTCTATTACAGAATTTTTCGAAACTCAATATTGATCCATTATATTTAAGTGGAAATCTTATTCTAACTCCATCTTGAAAATTCTTAACAGAATCAATATAATCAAGTTCTCCAAATTGCCATGAACCAAAATTATCACTAAAAGTTTCTAATACTGTAAACTCATATTCCGAAATAGGAGATGTTAAATTTTTATCAACAACAAGTCCGACTGGTTTGAATACATCACCTTTTTTAAATGAATATCCAGATCTTGTTATAGAGAAATTTTTAACTTCAAAATAAGTTGATCCAATACCTGTTACAGAACTTTCATTAACATCAATATTCAATAACAATCCAATTCCAGTATCAGTCGTTGCTCCAACACCGACTCTAGAAACACCCACCACTTCAAGATTTTCATATGTTGGTTCGGAAACAAATATTTCTGGATTATTATATCCAGTTCCTCCAGCACTAACATTAAATGATAATGTTCCACCAGCACCAACAGATGCTGTTATTACAGCAACATCTCCAATATGATTATCTTCATGAACACTTATCCCAATCGATACTATTCCATTATATCCAGAACCATTATTATCAGAAATTCCAAGTCCAACAGATACAATTGAACCACCAGCACCAACGACAGCAGTTACTGCTGCACCAGCAAGAGGTGCGTATCCAAGTCCTCCAGTTGATCCTAAAGAAACAATAAGTCCTCCTCTAGGAATTTGATTTTGATTTATATCAGATTCAGAAACCAAAATACTATTAGGATTAATTACATCTGTTCTAATACCACTGAATATAATAGATGATATTCCTGTAGGTGATGTTTGTTCAATAATACGGAAATTATTTTCTGGATTATTTTCAGTTGTTGGGGTTTGAAATATTCCATTAATAAATACGAGTCCATTTCCACCAATTGTTCCGACACCACTAGTATTTGCCCCACCAACAGTGAGTGTAAATGTTCTACCAATTCCATTGAATCCATCAGAAATGTCATCATAAACTTCATTTGTAGTATAATCCTTCCTAAGAAATACTCTACCAGTAAAGTCTGATGTTTCAAATATTAAATTGTTATTAGTTCTCGTAATATTAGAATTTCCTCTAGGTGCTTTTGTAAAGAAAATACTATCATCAACAATATTATAAGATCCTTTGTAAATTCTAGATGATGTACCGTCTGTATGAGATGTTGCAGATGATCCAACAAATCCTCTCTCAACTTCTACTAGTTTTTGGGATCCTATATTTGTTATTGGTCCAATGTTTGAAGTTCCGAAACCAACATTGATAACTTTCATATATTCATTATCAATTCTCAATATATCGAGAGGAGATATGGTAGAAATGCCACTTAAAGCAAAAATAGTTGCTCCTATTGAAATGCTTCCACCATTTCCAGATAAATCTTGTGAAATTTTAGTGAAAGCAATTGGATACTGAACAATATTATCTATAGTGACGATAGCTTTTTCATTTTTCTTTGCCATCGCAAATACGTGAGCATTTCCTTCACCTACAGATGTAAATGTAACTGCCGATCCTGCTTTAGTTGTTGATATCGAAAAACTATCATCAGTATTAACAATCGCAAAAACTTGTGAAGGAAGTTCTTCATTTATAGAACCATTTTTATACATCATTGGAGTTGATCCAATACCGATAAAAGTTGATTTTGGAGTGTATATCAATTCTTCATTGTTACTAAAGAAATGACTATCGATTGAAAATTTGCCCGTTGATAGATCGAGAGTATCACTATCTGATGGATTAAACGATTTTGCAAAAATTGGAGTAGTATTTGATTTCAATACAAAATCATTCTTATTGATTCTACTTCCATTAATTGCTAGATATGAGGAAGTATTTACAGTTTCAATAGAGTTTCCATATAAAAGATTTGGTGCCTGATTAATAAGATCAACCGTAGTATATAAACATTCACTAAAAGAATTAATTTTTATATCTCCAGTAAAGTTAGAATCTGGATAAAACTTAACTAAAACATCATCTCCGGAATATTCTCCTCCAAAAGTTCCTACTCCTAGTGGAGTGGACTCTCCACTTGTACTTCCTATTGATAGTAATGAATATTGTTGAATGTAAATATCAGTAGTATCTTGAACCATCATAATTTGATGGATTGATTTTGTAGATCCAATACTAACTTCAACTAAAGATCTTGCAGAATCAAAAATGTTTTTATCTAAAATTAGGAACGAGGTAGAAACACCAGAAGTTGTTGCAGAAAAACCTGATTCATAAATTGCAGATCTTTCATTACCTGCAGGTTGATTTGGTAAAACGTATCTAAAGGTTCCAACACCAACAGAAGTTGTTCCAAATCCAACTATACGTGTATTAATAATTACATCTTCATCAGTATCATTAGAATACTTTAAATTAAATAATCCTGATCCAGAATCTATATCTGCTTCGAAAGATCCTATAAGATTACTTGATCTTGAAAAATCTTCCGTATCAAAATAGAATTCTGAAATATTTGTATCAGTTCCGTCATGAGTTACATATAATTCAACAAAGTTCATTTCATTAGTAACTTCTTTATAAACCTGTGCATTAACATGGAAAGAGGTAAACTTGTCAGTTGAGACTCCAATAATATTAGTTGTATTACCCGTAAGGGACACTTGACTGCGAGAAGTTAAATCAACAAACCCTATTGATATTGTGCCTACTCCAGTAATTTGGTTATTAAATTTTTTGTCAATATACTTAATATCATATTCAGTATTGTAAGGATCTTTGGGAGTGAATCTCAAATACTTATCATCAAATTCATCAATTTCTATCGAAAAATCACCATATTGTTCTCCAACTATTGTAGTAAATCCCGATCCTACATTAACTAAAGATTGTTTTTCTAAAATAGCAATATTATTATTAACTGAATTATTTAAAAATATTAAACTTGTTAACTGTATTTCATTTTTACCACTTATATCGGAAACTTTAAATAGGTAATTATTATAAGAATTTCCATCATTAATCTTTAATATGTTTTTATATGTAAAAGGTTCATCTTCAAAATTGGAGAATTGATTTGAAATATCATCTATCTTCAAAACAATATTGGATATAGATTCTTGATAATTTGTGAGTCTTTTATTTTTTAATTTTAAGAATTTTGATTTATTTTGTAAAATATCTACATCTGTCACAAAAGCAAAATTATTAACTGTATCAACTCTTTTTTCATCAATATAATTTCTTATAATAGTTGTTGAATCGGAAAAACTAGTAATTCCAACTTTTTCATCTCCATCAGAAATAATCTCCGTATCTGAGAAATTTTTAATGCCAACAGAATGAACTAAACTATTAATAGGTGTTCTAATATCATTCCATTGTTGTTTACTCTTAATAGAGTATGAAAGATTTTGATAGTAATCATTATCTTCAAGAACTTGGACACTTTCACTCAATTTTCCAGTTTCATTTTCCCAACCTTCAGATATTCTATTAGAAAATTTAATATCAAAAATTCCATCATAATTTACTAAGGATTCTATAGTAGCAACATTTCCTGTAGATTTGCCTACAATTACTTCATTAGAGGAAAGATTGTAAGAACCAAATACTTTGAGTGATCCGGAACTGTCGTAACCAATAACCTCAAGATCTCTTTCGATACCATTGGATAATAATTTTTCACCAACTTCAAATTCCGATGGAGATAATGAAATTAAAAAAGTTGGATAATTTGTTTTGGATATAATAGTTCCAAATGAATCTTGAATTGTTTTTGCAATTCCTGTATTTGTTCCTAATCCAGAAATATTAACTGTAACCTGATCATCATTTATTCCAGGTGTAAATTTATTTTCATATTTCGTTACTTCAAAAAACTTATATCCATAATCACTGGAATTAAATCCATCTCCGGTAACACTAAACTTTTCAATTCCCTCTATAAAAACTTTTTCGCCTGAAGTAAAAACATCTGTAGAGAACCCTGCAAGTGGTGTTGTTATAATACATGTAAAAATGCCAGTATTTGATGATTGAACTTCTTTAATACTAACTCCATTAGTATTATCAACAGTAAAAAGTTCTGCCGATTGATCGGATATTCCTTTGGGTAAAATATCAACAATTAAACTGGTGATTGAACTGCCAGTAATTTCTGGTATTATTAATCCACTATTCAATTCTGTTCTTGTATCATTATCTACAACAACAATTTGTGGTGGTGAAGTATATCCAGCACCCCCAGAAGTTATTGTCACAATACCAATTGTATTCGAATCTTTTAATTTAATTTTTGGAGATATAGAAACGTGTGGTCTTAAAGTTATATCCGAAGAATATTCAAAGTTTTCATTAATTATTCTTGTTTCTTCAATTTTTCCAATAGTATCAGAATTTAAAGAAACAGATAAATTTGTTCCACTTATTGTGTTTACATTTGAAAGTGATGGTAATTTTTTATATTCAGATCCACTAGATATAATATTAATTTTATTTACTGGACCAGAAGATGATGTTGAAGTTGTTGTATATTCTAAATTATCGCATTCTGAAGAAATATAATTTAATTTTTCTGGAGATTCTTGTAAAGAAATTTGAAAGCTAGTTGATCCTATACCAAAAACATCATAAGTTTGATTATAAACACTATCGATAAATAAAATTTCGGAGAAATTATTTACATTTCTATCAGAGGAACTTATATATCCAGATTTTTCTAAAGAATAATAAAGTCTTTCTGGCAATCCGGAACTATAATTAATGGTGAATGAAGCATTGGTTGATATTCCTATTGTTCCAACACCAACTGTACTAAAAGTTTCTGTAGAACCTGTTGATATAAACTCACTATTAAAATCTTGATCGTAATAAAGTTTAAACTCATATCCAGATAAAGAAGAATCCGATAAATCAAATACTAAATTATTATTTGCAATTGTTTGTATTTGTGGATTAATTGGTGATATTGATTGTGAAGGTCCTCCTGTAGAAGCAAAACTTACGACTATTGGAGGATTTTTTTGTGAATTAATATAAGTTTCACAGAATTTTATAGTATTTTCGTCAGTTTTATAAATGTAGTATTCTCTCTCAGTATTACCATCTTCGTAAAAAACTTTATCTCCTGTTATTAATCCATGTTCCGAAATAGTAATTTGATTAGTTATAGTATTGATTCCTGTAGAGTTAAACCCAATAGGATTAATCACAATACTATCAATTTTGGATTTGTAAATAACATTAACTGCTATTGAAGTTCCAATACCCACTGAAAGGTTTGGTTTCACATTCATAGTGATTGAATCACCCTTAACTAATCCATGCGAATAAGAAGTTGATATTGAAACAGTTGAGGTAATTTTCTCAATTTTTCCAAGTTTTTGTATGTTATTAGTATCGAAATAATAATTATCAACATTATCACCTCCTGTTATGAAGAAAACTTCATCGGAAGTGAGAGAAGTTTTTATCCCAATAGTGCTTGGAGACTTATTGACAGCATATACTGGTTCTGTTGTTGGAAGATTAAATGGGGTTCCTGTAGGAGATGTTGAAATTGAAATTGCATTATTGCCATTTTGACTAAATGTAAGTTTTTGATTAGTTTGAAGAAAATGATCTTTAATACTAATTCTTTGTGTAGGAATAGATCCTGATATTACCTCCTGACCAAAAGAATATGATACATTATGGCCAGTTCCTGCTGTTGTACCAAAACCAACCGATTCTTGTGGATTGAAGTACATTCTATTATTAACTTTAGACTCAAAATAATCTACGTTTTGATCAATTGTAAATGTTTTTGATTTAAATGATACTGCTGTTCCAACGGTATGTGCAATCCCAGAATTACCTCTTTTTACTCTAAAAATACTTTTATCTGAATATATGTTTAAAACTTCCAAAGTTTCAGTTCCAATTCCAATACTACTACCAGCAGAAACTCCTGCAGGAATCTGTGATACATATATTTCTGTTGTAGCTGCTCCGGAAGATGCAACTTCTGCCGTTAATCCTGCATTTGAAATAAATGGAATATTAACTTTAAAGGAATCATTCAATACAGAAAGATTTGAAGTACTAAATCCAGATATTAAAACATTATCATTGTTTGACAACGTATGAAAAGGAGAAATTGTTATATTTACTTTATTATCTCCACTCCAAGTAAATACGGCATCATTATAAACTTCATGTAAAGTATCAATTTTATCAACTTTTCTTCCTTTTAAAGATGAAACATTGGCATAAATTCCTCCACCGTCAGTATTATCATTATTGAATTTTAATAAATCGTTTACTTTATAATTATCTCCATTATTAATAACAGAAATATTGGAAACTGATCCTTTACTAATAGATTCAACTATTACTCTTTGTTTTTTAATTGCATCATTTTCAATAATAAAATCATTACTAGCGTTCTTTTCTAAAATTTTATACCCTAAAGTATTTCTAGAAAGAGATGAATTATTAAAATCAAATTTTTGATCTAAACTTTGATTTTCATCAATAGTATTTGATCTAAAAGAATCTCCAATAAAATATGGGAATTGTGGTTCTCCTGTAATTCCATCTACAATTGCATGGTATGCATAAACACCATTTGGAAAATCTTCTGTCTTTGCAAATCTTCCATTATTTTTGTCTAAATCTCCATTTTGATTATTATAAACATAATCTTCGACAAAAAATCCTAAAGGAAAATCAGATATAGATGGTCTGTCATAAACATTGGATATATTTGTAGTATAACCAGATGTCATGGTTTTAATACCAGAACTTACATTCTCCGGATCTACAGATGAATATGGTCCGTAAATAGGATTCCCATCATATGCCCATCCAATAATGTTAGACAAAGTTGTACCAGTGTCATTAAATGAGGATTGTAAATCTCCAAAATATGCAGTTACTGAGTATGATAATTCATCATTTATATCTTTTAATATTTCAGTTTGTTGTGTAGGTAATTTTTGAACTTGATTAACTGTAAGTTCTCTTATAGATGCGTCTAAAATTTCATTATTACCAGAAGAGATGACTTTAATTACAGTAGAAGTAGAATATCCTATTCCTGCATTAATAATCTTAATATCAGTAATTTTTTTATCAGAAATTACTGCTCTTAATTTGGCACCACTTCCCGATTCAGTTGGATCAGAAACAATCAAATCTGGAATTGAAGAATATTCAAGTCCTCCAAATTGTATATTTGTTTCATTGATAGATCCATTAACTATGATAGGAGTTATTTGAGCATCTCTACCAGTTTTAACCGTTAGAGAAGGTTTTTTCTCAAAATTGAGAATATTTGATCCATATCCAGTTCCTGGTTCATAAACGTAAATTTGTTCTATAGATCCTTTAACAACTGGTGTTGCTTCTATGGATTGAATTTGTGTCGATGTCCCGATACCAACTGCAGTAAACTCAATATTTGCTCTTATGTTTGGATATTTAAACTCTTGGAAACCATTTCCAGTACTATCCAGTTCTTCATAATTTTGTGTTTCATAATTCGTAATATTTGTTCCTCCAATACCAGCATCACATAATCTAAAAGAATTTTCATCAAGTTTTAAGACATAGTATTGATTTGCAGTTGTAAGTCCTGTTATTCCACTTGTTTCATAATTATATTCTATAATTTCACCACTGTTGAATCCATGATTATTAAAGTTTATTGTATTTTTTGTGGTAGAAATTCCTGCAGGTTTTACTAAGAGATTTCTATTCGTAAATGATCCTCCTTCTATTACTTTTATTTCCGAAATAGTATTATTTACAGATTCGGTTAAAAATTTATGAGTTCCACTTAATGAAGTTGTTGCAAAAGAAATTTGATTAGTTTCATTTGAATAATCATCAAAATTATTAAATAATCTTATTGTTGTGTTATTATCTACTTTTGCAAAATAATTTGCATTATTAGATAATTGAGATACTCCTATTCCAATACTAACACTTTCATTACCATTATTTCTATAAGTAATTTTTTGTCCATTCGAAAAATTGTGATTATTTAAAAATGTTAACTGATTTGTAGATGCACTTATGCCTCCACCTTGTGCAATTTCTCTTGCATCAAATAATACTTCTCTTCTTCTTTTAACCAATATTGGTTCGAAAGATCCTCCAGATCCATTTCCACCAATAATATTAACTGACAATACTTGTTCAATGTCAAAATTTTGTTTATCTACATCAATATCCGTTATTGTCCCACTTAAAACCGGTCGAACTAAAGATGTTATTCCAATACCAGCAGATACTTGTATATCTGGAGGATTGATAACATCAAAATTAATTCCACCGTTTAAGATTTTAATATTTTCAATTGGACCAGAGTAAATTTTATCTAAAGTTTTATAATTAGAAATTTCAACACCATTAATTAACATTCCAATTGATCCTGGAATTGTTTTTTGCCCAATTCCATTTTCAATATTGGGATTGAGAGTGAATTTTTTTAGAATTTTTTGGGGATTTAATGTTTCTGATTTTTGAGAATATAAAATAAAATTGTGAGTTTCTAATGTTGAGGTTGGTGATTTGAATTGAACACTATTTGCATCAGAATTAATAAAGGAAAGAGAATTATAAAGTTTTATTTTTTTAGTATCAGATAAAACCTTAACATAATATGAACCTTCTTCTAACCCATCTAGAGGTCTTCCAGATGGTCTATATTGAATTCTTTCTCCACTTATGAACGGAACAGGATTATCAAAGAAAATAGTAGTGTATAATCCAGTATTAGAATCAAGATCAATAATACTTCCAGAAGAAGACGAAATTGATATTGAATTAATTTCTTTTGTTATCTGATAAGCATATGAATTTGAAAATCCCCTTCCCCAGGATGGAAGTGAGTTTGAAGCTATGTATGCAAAGTTATCATCATCAACATACATATTCTGAACATCAGAAATAATACTATTATTTTGATATTTAAAATTAACATTAGCACTATTTGCTTTATTAATTTTTCTTCTTAACTTTATATTTTGTTCTAAATTTGGAGAAAAATTACTTAAATTTGATATAGAAACTGAATTTGATGTAATATTTGCATTTACGTATGGCAAGTCTGTAGTATTTGTAGGATATATTACATTATTTGTTTTTTCATCTATAAATTCTACAAAATCACCCTTTTTTAATTGTGATCTATCAACAGAAGTTTTTAATATGACACCAGTTGGATTTTGACCACCAATAAAACTATCAATTTTTATTGAAGAACTGGTATTATAGATCCAAGAATTTGCAAAAATTTCCCTATACGTTTTATTTTGTTCTGGATTTTCAATTAAAGTTCCAATACTCTTAACTGTTAAAATTTGATCTTCATCAACAGAAATTAAATCTGATTTTTGAATAAAATCTGAAAGAACACCATTCAATTTAAGAACAACTTTTTTCGATGTATCCCCATTTTCATAAGAAAAATATGTATTATCCGAAAAAATGTCTTCCGTAATAGTAATATTATCAACAATTCCAGAACATCCTAAAAACTGATTAACACTTTTATCAGAATATGTAATAGTATTATTTCCAGAATATATTGTTCCTGTCTGTTCAAATCCAATTGTAGAATCTACAGATATTACAGAAGCACCAATACTAACATTCTCTAAAACTTTTGAATTGGGAGTAATTGTAAAATTGCCCTGAACATTACTATTATCGCCATATCCAACAAATAATCCTATTTTAAAATATTGCTTTTGTCCTCTTGTAAATATTTCAACTGAAGATATTGAAGCATTTGTTGCAGAATCTGTTGATTTAGTTAATGTCTGTCCTACTATTTTTGTAATATCTCCACTAATAGATTCGGCGACACATATTTCCTTTCTAATGAAGTTTGCATCTGATGGTTTTATTAAATATTCTTCAAGATTAATTACTTTTGGAGTTTCTCCGTATAATACATTAAATAATATTCTAAAGGAATCATCAGTGCCTTTTGATTCGTAAAAAGATCTTGATTCTTTTATAAAGTTTCCGGCATTTATTTTAGGGTCAAAGACTCTATTTTCAAATCCAGGAGTATATGTATACTTTAATTTTTTATAAAATTCCTTTAAAAATAAAGAACTTAAATTATATACTGTAGAATTTGAACTATGAGAATTAGTAGTTGTATCTGAAAATATTAACTCTTCTTCATTTAAATCTTGATGATAACTAGTAATTCCACTAAAACCACGAATACATCCAGTAAAAGTATTTGTAGTGAGTCCAGTATATGTGATTATCTCATCGTCAATCTTCAACAATCCATATTCTTGAGGAAATCCTTTTGTATTAGGAACACTAATTATGGTACTATCAGTATTGATATCAAAAGATAGAGTTGTTGATCCTACAACTACTTCTGGAATTAAGTTATCTAATTTTAAATATTGATCCAGATTTTCTGCAATGTCAACAGGACCTCCCTGATATTCCTGAGAAATATAATATTGCTTTAAAAAATCTACTGCCTTTGGACTTTCACCTAGGACATATTCCGGTAATTGATTGGAAATTATGTCCTGAATCTTGATTCTAGATTCAATTCCAGTTTGTATCATATTACTTTCTAATTAAACTTCCGTTTGAATAACTTGATGTGTAAAAATCTCTATTAAAGACTGTACCTGATATTTCATCGCCGGATGAAATAACATCCTTAATCATATTTATTTTACTTGTTGCGATGTCAAAATTAAGATAGAGATCTCTTAATCCGACAACATCATTTGATTCTGGAAATGCTTGTATTTCTATAACGTTATTTGGTTTAACAGTTGATACAATATTTATTGTTCCTAAATTAATTTCACCTTTTATATAATCAACTGTTCCTGCAGATTTTGAAATAACTCTTATAGTTCCGTCCGATAAATCTTTGACAATAGAGAGAAGTCCAGTTTTTTTATCCTCATTTGGTACATCAGTCAAATAGACAATATCACTTTCTCCAGATATTCTAAATCCAGTAGATTTAATATTTTTTCCATCTTCAGACACATGGAACTGATTGCCAAAACATAATTCATACTGAGCAAACTGATTGAATAAGGCAAATAAATTTCTTCTTACTGTGACTCTAGTAATATTTGATGTAATAGAAGTGTCAGTATTATCAATGGTTCTTAAAACTTGACTATACCTCATTCTTCCTCCAAATTTATTCATATCAGTTGATTTAGAATAACTTGTAAGTGTATTAATTACTTTAGATTTTAAATTTTCTGGTGTTGATATCATTGAATCATTATAATAAATAAAGGATTCAATCTCAACATATAAAATTTTAAGATCTACGATTTTTTGATTTATTCCAGATATTGAATATTGTTTAAGTTTTGATAAAATTCTAGATTTATTAAACTCAGATACTAAAAATCCATTTTTAGGTTTAATTGAAATTTGAACGGTTCCAAACTCTGGAGGATCTAGTTCTTCACCACCAACAATAGATACAGATTCAGTATCTGGATATATTGTTTTGACAATTGATTCATAATCTCTCCCAGTAACTGCTCTATTTTGTGCAGAATATATTCTCGGAGCAAAATATTTAACAGAATCTACAGATTCAATATCTCCTCCATTTTGAGATGATTGATTTGTAATAACAGAAAATGGTTCCGGAGAAACTGAATTGTTATCACTATCGACTATATTTCCAGAAAATGAGAACCTATTAGCATTATTACCATCTTTTCCGTCAGTAACAAGATAATTTACGGTAACTACTTCTCCAGTCTCCAATTTTCTTCCAATTAAACCATCACCAAATAAAAGTTCATACTTTTCATCTTGAATTTCTTGAATTAGATACACATATGAGGACGCAGTAATATTATTGATATTATTGATTAATTCATATTCTGTCCCTAACCCGGAATCTCCTTCTTTTTTTACATATACTTTTATTGTTGATGTATCAATAAATGAATTATTAAGAATAAATTTTTGATCTAAAGATGAATCGACTAAGAATTGTTTAGTAAGAAATGTTCCTTCAAAAATCTCAATATTTTCAAATGTTGCGGTTCCTTGATTTGCTTGTCTTTGTATATCCTCTAATATTGAAAATGTATACGAAGTATCATTTGCATCTCCGACACAAACTAATCCTTTCTTTAATGTCAACGTTGGTGACAAAGATCCATTTACAGTCGTTGTAAAGGTCACAGATGCCTTTGCAGCACTTCTTGACTTGGGAACATACCCAATATTCCTAGCAAGAGAAACAACGTTCTCACGGAGTGTTGCAGAGTCCAAGAAAGACTCATTCACAACCATGTTTGAGTTGAATGCTGTTATGTAAGTATTATATGCTAAAGTATCAATCAATACTGAAAAATTAGAACCCTCAAAGTCAAATCCTGTGAAATCTGAATTTGCACGTAGATAATCTTTAATAGATTCTTTTATTTGATCGAAATCTAAATTGGTAAATTTTGTAAAAGGCATATTATCTTGTTGCCTCTAAAAGGAAAGAATATTCTTGTGTTGGAAACTCTTGACCAATAATATCAAATATTACGGTAACATCAAATGCATTACGGTCTGGTCTTGGTAGAACTTCGACTTGCAAATTATCGACTCTTGGTTCAAAATTATTGATGGATATTTGGATCTGATCACTAATTACGGAAGCTGTACCAAAATCAACAAACTCAAATAAACTTCCTCTTACGTCAGATCCAAATATTGAATTGAAGAACTTTTCGGTAGGTATTGTTTGAACAATATTTCTCACAGATCTACGAATTGCTGATTCATTTTTTAGAATCGGAAGGTCTTTTGTCACAGGATGGGGCTCAAAAGACAAACTAATGTCCTTAAATGCCCGTGATATCCTCTGAATTGCCATTGTTAAAGAGTTTTCTTAATTTTATTTATACTCTATTCCTGAAGATTTTTCTGTCCTTCCTTTAAATCATCATGCATAATCTCCTGAAGTACTCTTTCTTCAGGATCATTCGTTTTTTTGGGTAATGACCAGTAATCTGTGGTCAAACTTGTCGTTCCCCACACTTCTTGCATATAATTTTTATTTCTGTCTACTGGTGAATTGCCCATTTTACTCCTATTTTGTTAGAATAGAACTTTTTGAGGGGTTCCTATCCCTATTTTATTTATTTTTCACCCTCTTCGGATGAATTTTCACGTTCTTGTGCAGTCTTCCAAAAATATTCGTCCTCTCTACCCATTCCAAGTCGTTCAAATCCATTTTCAACTTGATAATATTGAGTCGAAACCTTAAAATCAGGCATTTTTGGTTCGACAGGTGTCAGACTATTGTCAAAAATACGTAATCTATTGTTTGGATATAGTGCATACTGTCCATTCTCAAGTTCAATCAGGTTATGAGACTTGTGTTCGGCAGGATTTTCACTGGTCGCCCAATCAACATAGTCCGGATCATGATGATAGTTATCAATAGTACAGACATACGTACCTTTTACATTACCAAAGTCCCTTGTATAACATTCAAAGTCCATTGAACCAATAAGTTTCTTATCCACCGAGACAACCCCGTAGTCCATACAATTCCAAAACTGTAGGTTTGGTAGGTTCATGTCCGGACTTGGTGTCTCAGGGTCCGCCACAAAGGCACTGATAGGCAATTTGTCATACATTGCCGCATATTCTGGTAGATAGGTCTCAAAATAAAAAGCACGTCCAGGAATCGATTTAACCGATACCCAAACGCCCTTTACAAATTCACCATGTCCACTTTGATGATCCGTTAGATATTCCTTACGAACCCATACTTCCTGTGATGGAAGATTTGCAATCAAACATGCCATATAGTGACAATAAAACTACACTTATATATTAACCTCTTCCTTGTCCACGATACATCTTCTTTTTTCCGTTACGAGAAGTCGCGGCATATTTCGTGTGCTTACCACTCCCTTGACGAGTTTTCTTCGGTTTTCCTTCTATAAAACCATCACCACTTAATCCAACTCTTGAACGCATTGCCATAATAACTTCCTAATACTTTGTGATTTTTGTTTCTAAATCTTGTGGTCTTGGAAAACCTTTCTGATAATACTCTACCGAAAGGTTTTCCATCATATCAAAATACTCTTCCTCCGTCAAGTTCTTGCGTAATACTTTCCCTTTATGGAGAATTGTATACCTTGTCAGACTCATCAGATCACTCTTGTCTTCTCGTGTCCAACTCTGATACGTGGATCGCACCATATCTCAAATCCTGCTTCGATAGCATCGAGACAGAATGATACATCCTCTCCACACATATCCTGCACCTCTCCACTCTCAAAGACTTGCATCTTTGGAGCAAACCATGGATACTTCATACCAGAATGCTCAAAGACTCCGTGCTTAAGAAGTAACCATCCAAATCCTGCATAATCTACAGTAAATGGTTTGCGACGCTTCGAAATACTCTCCCCAGTCTCATGATTCATGACTCCACCATTATTACGGAAATCATCCTCTTCCATCCAATGTGCAACTGAAGTGGTCTTACCATCCTCTGTCATATACCATCCACTCGCAATGTCTTGGTCCATCAAAACTAATTGCCAAAACTTCTCAGATGAAAATACAATGTCACTATCAATCCATAATTGCCAATCATACTGCAACTTTCCGTCCCATGGAATTTGATCCGGTCCTCGCAATACATTCGCACCTAAACACTTACATCTGGCAAAATTTACCATCGAACTGTAATCTTGCGAAATCTGAATACTTGCTCCTGCCTGTACTAAATCAAAACAAAGTTGTACAAAGTTTTTGAGATACGTATAAGAAACTCCTCTACCTGGTAAACAAAAGACAATGGACTTGCCTTTTACCATTTCCTTTGCCTTCGCATAGTCCCATTCTGGACCACTCTCAGATGGTTTGGGTGTCTTTGCTTTTACTGTAAATCCTTTAGCCATAACTGTAAATGAACTTCTTCACTATCATAACACTCTATCTATACACCGTCAAGACCCCTCAAATCTCTTCGAGATCCTTAATAATAATACAATCATTCTCTACCTCGATATTTACTTCTGTTCCCTCGTACCACCCCTTCTCATCACATATCCATTCCGGTATCGTAATAACATGTTCCCCACTTACTGGGTCGATCTCTACAGTCGTAAAATTTTCTGCGGAATTTTTTTGCATATCTTTGAATCCTGTATCCGTTTTTTATATATGAAAACTTTTTTTTATTAGAGTATTATTGAGAACGGACTTTGGGTCGTTTATAGCTTAAAGTAGTAGGGGGGTTTTATATACGGGGCACGGCAACGCATAACATAAGGGGGGCATATACCCCCCACTGCTGTTTACGAACGAATGCCCATATCTATCAACTGCCTGCGAACTCCCCTTCTTACTTGATTCATAGCATGAGGGCATGATGGTGATGATGGGGCAGTATATGTAAATCCTACATAATGCCTAAAGACTAAATGTGTCCTTTGACGTTCTAAGTCATAACCCATAGAATCCATGAAGATGCGAACTTCTTTTTTGTATTTCATTGGAGAAAGTAAAGAGAAAAAAAACGAGAGAGTTGATCAACTCTCCAGAACCCAGGTTCCCAGTTCACCAGCATCTAGACGTTCGTTCATCAGTTCCCAGTAAGGGGAGGCAATGAACGCATCCAGCAATCCCAGGTGATGAACGAACCGCAAACCCTGTAACCAGGAAACGGTGCCATCCCATTCAGCAGAGGTGAGAAACTCATCCCAGATAAGGTCAGAACGCATGAGGTGCTTTGCTTGGTTCCTCCATATTCTACAGCATCGCACCCCCCTGCCAACCCCCTGAACGATAAGGGTTGCTGATGAGGGTGATAAGATTATTTGTCTACACTTTGGAACTTATTGTTGCTGAAATTGGCATAACTGAATTGCTCACGATTGACTAACTTAAATGTACCGAACTCATTGGAGTAGACATAACCCTCACCACCGATTGGAGTTTGTCCGATGTATGCCTTCGGTCCATTATTCCGACAGAGATAGATAGCGTCCTCTTTAATCGACTTAACTAACAACCAGAAACTGATGAGATTCTCATTCATAAAGGTAGAAGCAATCACGGGACGATTCTCACGGATACAGGAATTGAGTTCCTGTTTAATAAGTACGGCATCCTTATCTGATACAAACTCAACGTTCTGTGCCATTACCTTAGCAAAGGCAATTACGTCATCTAAGTCATGGAATCTCTTCAGACCATCATCATACAAACCAGACGCAATCGTTGCCCTAGGTTTCACGAACTTGCAATAGAATGTGTCTGTAATAGTGAAGTTCATCGGGTGTGCGATTGCATCCCTTAAATCACTCTCTGCTGTGTAATACGTATGAGGGGCAATGATAATCTCCTCCTCTATAATATTATCGAACTGATAGGTGATTGTGTTCGGTGTATATTCATCAGACCCACCGAATCCGATAAAGTCACCCTGAAAGATGCCGTCAGTTAGTGGAAGATAGTCATAGCACTTATGAAGAATATTAGCAACATTGCCTGTGTGGTTCCTATCAATATCCTGATGCGATTCGTTGATTTTGATCTTTACTTTGTTAAAAACTGACTTAGTACCAACGAAGAAATTACCCGTCGCAGGATTCTTTCCCCATACGATTGCAGGTGCTCCGTCCATTTTCACTGACAGATTGCCTTCGTTACGTAGACAATCAAGAGCACTTAAATCACCAGTGAGAATGGAATCTTCGGGATGTTCGATGTGCTTATTTTGCATTTAGAGAATGATGAGAATGAGAATAATTGAGTAGAATTGGGCATAGATTGATGCCCATTCTTTTTTGGTTTTAATCATGCAAGACGCATCCCGTCAAAGAAAGGAATTGGAGAACCTTGATAGTTAACGAACCACTGAAAGTTCTTTTGAAAAACATATTCACCGTCCATTCCGAAGGCAGAAAGTAAAGCATTCAAACGTGACTTTGTGGTCTTTGATTGATAACCACCGTCAAAGATCTGAATCCAGGTATCACCAACGGTTGCGATTTTGTTTCCGTGGAGGTATACATCAGAGGTGCCCTCCCAACCGGGGATAACAGTCGTATTGGCAGATGACCAACGTTCGTCGTTCTGAACTGCTGTGATCATCTGGGTTTCGATTTTACGCATGAGAGGCAGGTAGAAAGGTCTGAGAGGTGTGGTGAGGTGCTGTCCCCTCCACTTCTATACAATACACGATTTTGAGGTCTGTGCCGGAACCTTGTGCCACCTATCCGATTGTCCCACCCATCATGGTGCTGTATTGTGAGATGGGAAGGACTTTCATCAGCACGTACTCAAAATCATCTTTGATTTCTTCCTTGTAGGCATCTGCCGTTGATTGACAGTCAAAGAGACGAAGAGAATCGAAGAACTCTCCTTCATAATGCCCATCAAGATAATGACCACCGATAACGGCAATGCATTTTGGTTCGGTCATGGTCTCGGTTTCGTTGTTCATACTGTTAGTATCAGTTACCGAAGAATTCATCGTGACAATCAGCAACGAAATCTATCAGTTCATCGGTGCAATTAAGACCGAAACGATCACATACCCAATCGACACACATTTCAAGATCAGGCATCATCTCCAGCATGTAGTTTGCGAGGTCTGAAGCAATCTCTTCCTTGAGACGGTTCATATCATTTTGCATGGCATAAGTGCAGGGGTCGGTGTAAGTTTGCATTTGGTGAATTCCTTTGACCCTTCTACAATACACGATTTTGGGGTCTGTGCCGTGACCTTATGCCACTTTGTCCAACTGTCCACTCGCGGCCGACCGGTTTGTGTTACTTAGTGTGAGGTGAGTTAATAACTGTAACCCAGTTGCTTGGAGGTGATAGTTTGTTCGATACTTTCACCCATTGACCTTTGAAACGAACGAGAGTAAATTTCATCAGTAATCAGTGTTTCCGTTAATGTAACCTTCTACGTCAAACTTCTTATCATCTTCATACTCTTCCTTATATTCAATCACATCATAAATCTCACCCGGCATGTCATTAATCTCAGAGAAGATGTCAGTGTCGAAAGTGTCGTAATCCATTTGAAAAAAAGTGTTAGTTAGTGAGAGTTGAGTAAGGGTTACTTAGTCTATAAGTTCTTTCATCATTTCGTTTACTTCTATTCCGTTGATATTAACATCGTCCCACTTACATCCGTCTGGTGTTTCTTTACTACACTCTAAAATCATACTAACCATATGACCATAAGTTCCACCATCCCTGGCAACATCACATGCAAGTTCATACAAACCAGGATCATTTCCGATCCAGAGAGCAACATTCCAGGTTTCCCAATTTGTCCAACCGTTGTAACCTTGCATTTGGTGAATTCCTGATGACTTAACTACAATACACGATTTTGGTGCCAGTGGGGAGATTAGTGGACACCTCTACGACTGGCACATATTCTTGTTACTTAGTGGGGAAATTACGACAGACAGCATCACATAGACGCGTCACCAATTCATTACTCAATCGATCACTTATAATGCCACTAAGTTCACCATCAACAATTGCGTCGATATCATGCATCAATTGTTCCCGTGCTGATAACATCTCAAGTGTGTCGTTGTTAATCATTTTTGAGGTGAATTTCTTTGACCCTTCTACAATACACGAATTCGATGCCCTGTGCTCATTTAGTGGACGGTTCCACGATTGGCACAAGACACTAGTTTAAACTGTGCCGATCCACGAACTGGCACACTAATATAGATCTGCAGTCTCTCTGATGCTAATATCAATATTCTCATCACCTTCTAGTCCTAAGATATCAACCCAATTGATATTCTGCAGGTCTAGATCTTCATAACACTCAATGTCTAATGTAACACTTACAATGCGTTTCTGTGCGTACATGTGTATCTCGTGTGATGTTTACGTATTATATCATGCGTAATGTTTGTATGCAAGCTCGACGTAATCATGTGTATCTCGTGCATACTCATCATCATCGTATGCATCTAGTTGCATATCTAGTGATGTATTATGCATGTATGTCTCACACATCTCGTCGAGATCGTATACATTATGATCATTACTTAATGATGTATAGTCGAGATTGTGATCGTAGTAATACATGGGTCTCGTCGAGATTTGTATGTTACTTGTATATTATACTGTTATCTCGTCTAGATGTCAAGTGCATATCTAGTCGAGATCCATAAGCATTATTTATAAGTCTCGACGATAAAAAATGTGTGGGTCTCAGAATTTTTATGCGGGGGTGGTTGACAAAATGCTCTGAGTGTGATAGCCTGCGGGTAAAGGTCACAAGTCTCAGAAGGTTTATAAGGCATAAGATCTGAGGTTTATAAGAACTTTATAAGGCATAAGATCTGAGGTTTATAAGAGGTTTTCCACACAAATAATAGGGTTTATCCACAGAAATACAATACTTTTCCACAACTATGTAAAAAACAGTTTTATATTTATAATCATATTTAAAACCTATTTTTTAATCAATAATGTATCCGTTGTTACCATTAGTTCATTAGTATTCACCATTTACCTATTGGACACTGACTCACACCGAACTTCACCTTAGTACCCAGATAACAACCACACTGTCTACATCTATTCTGTCTTACACTATAATAATCACACTTCTTACATATATCCATTCTTTCCTTCTGTTCTTCTTTAGATAGAAGTAACTTACTCTCATTACTAGGTGATAGATCAATTACATTCTTGACTACTTCAAATGTAAACTTTGCTAAATTCTTTCCTTGTTCATTAACAGAAGGAAAGTCTTCATCTCTATTCTTCTCTTCCATAATTCATTCCTCCCAGATAGAACCATCCTGTCGCAACATACTTATTCCCCTTTAATACTAATCCTCCTCTATGGCAATGTGTCATACCTGCAGGCCATATAAGTAACTTACCTCTCTCTGGTTGTATTCTTTTCTTATAATACAAGTACTCTGTTTCTCCTCCTTCATAATCATCATTCAAATAGATCATCCATACAAGAGATCTTCGTGCTTCTTGTACACTACTATTCTCATCGTGCCAGACATGATAACCTCCTCCTGCTGGTGTCTTCTGTATCTTTTGTGCCAATGAATAAAATGGTACTATTTTTAAATGACCAAAGACTTGTGTATACTCTTCTAAACATTCAAACAATACTTCATTCATTTGTTGTGATACAGGACCATTCATACTCGGACTCATATCATGTAAATCTAATGCCCAATCAAACCTACCGGCATTACTATTCTCAAATTGATCATCCTCACAATAAACTGCATCAATATCCTGATAATAATCAAAACCCCTTATAATCTCATTACAATACTCCGTAGAATATACACATGAGTATTCTCCAATGAAATCAGAATACCTTCCCTTCAATTCAGTTGATTCTTTCATGTCTTTCAATAAGTTCTTGATATTCTGGATACTTCTCTATTATAACATCTTTTAACTGATTATAATGTTTATTCTTCCATTCCTCATCATTTGATATCCATTTATCTAAAGGACAATCACCCCATGGATCTTTTATCTTATGTGGCAAATAACATCCACATTCCTTACATCCTTCCTCCGGTTCATCAAAGTGTTCACATCCTTCACATATACTCCACCGTTCTTTCTGACAATTCTTTGATGCATGAAATGATTCGTGCATCTCTTGAAGAAAAAACTCATCCATAAATTTAAATATCAATTCATTTAACATCATATTGTTTTTTTATTATATATTAGTGATTGATCCCTTTACAGTATTGTTAGTATAATATTCGACTCTGGCATTTCTTTTCTGAATTGATTTTCCTCCACTTCCTCCTCCAACCACACTCTGTCCCCATTTACCACCAGAATTTCCGGGATTACCACTATTACCTGTCGAACTTCCTCCACTACAACTATTCGTGGATCCACTTCCTCCAGGATTACCACTTCCTGGACTATTGAAATTACTAAATCCCTGTCCAACTCCTCCACCACCGGCAGCTCCAGCTGCACCTCCACCAATACTAAAATTGATTGGTTTGTAACAATTAATCGACCAATTTGCCGAACACTGATAATTACCTGCCGGATATACACCCATTCCTCTTCTTGATCCACTTCCACGACAACGATTTCTGATAGCAGTTTGATTCGCATTCATCCACCTTGCTCCAGATCCCAGTGCAATGCGACACGACCGACCAGGCATTGCAGATGCTAAATTAGTTCCACTCGTATAAGGATTAGATACACCATACCTATACTGAGTAGCACTACAATTATTAATAGATCCTCCAGGATTTCCGGGATTGCCCGATGTACCTGCTCCACCACCAGCCCAGATCCTACCATAAGATCGAATCTCAACATCTGATTTCGTATAAGTATTGTTCACATATAATGCATCTCCTCCACTTCCTCCAAGAGCACCACCTTCTCCATAAATTGCACCCGCTTGATCAACCTCTATCTCTAAATTATATAAATTTCCATCAAATGTAAGTGCATCTTTATCAGTTTGATTTGCAAAAATCGTTCCTGTTACATCAAACTTCTTTAAAACATTACGACTTAAATTTCCATTCCATGTTGATGTATTAGTATCACCATATTCCAATTCTTCATTATTTCCACTCTGAGTGACATTATATCCTGTAATTGTATCTCTTAATGAATCTACCGTCCAGTCATTATTTGTTGAAGTAACACTACTATTTTCTGTTGCATCCGGTATCCTTGGACTAATTGATGATGCATTAGGTCCATCCCAATCAACATCATCACCAGTATTTCTTAAATATGCACTCGCCTTGATATCAGAAGTATTTCCACCAAATTGCGCCTTAATCTGCGAAAATGAAATCGGATTACCCGCACCAGATGTAAAGTGTGATGTTTTTGTGACGTTCGTTGCCATGAATATAATGACTTTTTTATATTTATTGTGGAGAATACTTAATTGCAACCGTAAATCGATGACCATTCCGAAATGATGTTGCACGATGTAAAATCCTACCATCAAACATGACTAATCGATTTGGTATTGGAATCACACCATAAATGTTCTCATCCACATAAAATTGTGTCTCCCCTCCTTCCTGTAAATCAAATCTATCATTCGCATAATGTAAAAATGTAACTCCCTCCCCATCAGTATGAAAATATGGATTCTCATTTGGAGCAAAACAATTAATATACATCCGATATAATTTCATATTAGAAAGAAATGAACATTTATCCATTAACTTCTTACGAAATAACTTATATACAAATTCTGTCTCTGGTATGTTATGCACCATTCCCGTCACAATATCATCACCATTATCACTCTCACCATAATGATATGATGCATTTAAACAATAATCCCGAACAATCTTAAATTCTTTATTTTCTAAAAAATTATCATCAAAATTAATTTCCATGTTTTCGATCTCCATATTGTTTGATCCAAATATTAAATGAAATTGATATTCTTGGATTGTTTGGTGTCGGATCCGACTTACTCACATAATGACTCAAATATGGTGGAAACATTAATAAATCACCCTCACGAACATAAGGTGACCATCTACCATTACCATAATAATTTGAATCCATCTCTATTGTATTATATCTTTTTTCCTCAATCGGATCAACAAATATTACTGGTTCATGAACTTCTGAGTCAAATTTTAAATAATGAATACAAGAGAAATGTGATCTTCTTGAGAAAACATCAAAACTTGAATGTGTGTGCTGTTCCTGAAATTCACCTTTTGAATAAACATTTAACCAAATATCATCAAACTCAAATTCAACTGGTTTATCAAAAAACTTTTTTACATAATCATGATAGTACTTGAAAAATATACTATCCTCATGAAAAATAAATGAATTAATTTCATTTATATCAAATGTAGTAAACAGACTGTCAGTCAACCAACCATCAGGAACTTTTAAATTTTTTTTCTTATAAAGATATTCGATTTTATCTAATACATCATCTAAGATTAATCCGTTTTCACGAATATTTGTCTGAAACAAATGTATAGGAAATAATACTTTCTTATAACGATTCATAAATGCTCTTCCGGCTCTTCACATAAGTTAGATCTTTCCATTGATGAGGATAACAACAAAGCAGAGTATGAATATACTTATGTTTCTCTTCTCTGGTATACTCACAGTTTGGTTTAGGTCTTACTCCTGTCTCAATCGTAATATAGGCACTATCAACAAAGTATACCCATCCCTCATGTATAATACCATGATGATTCCATATTACATAATCATTAACCTTTGGAACATAACTCATGAATACAATATTGCTTCTAATGGATTTAGGTTCTTTTTCATTGCACTATAAGGAGTTGTATCCTGAATCAATACTTCCTTACCTACCTTCTTTGAATTAATCGGTGCATAATACTTTCCCTTCTTTGATGAATAGAATCCCCATATTGATTTGGGTGGTGTATCTCTATAAGAGAAGTCTGCATGATTGACTATCCATACTGCATCATACCTTGCGCTAAATGATTCAAATGAATAAGAAAAACCTTCGGGTGGTAGGTGTGGGAAATCAATCATTGGACTCTTACAATCTTTAATCGTTTTGGATTTGTACCATCATTTAAATTTTCTTCATATTGTCTCTTACATTCCTCCTTTGTTAATGCTCCCGTAACATCAGTCCATCCCATCGTCCCTTCTTCCTGTAGTTTATATAATTCTTCCATAGAGATTAAGTGCAGAATGCTTCTATTATACCAGATTCATATTCATCTAGCAAGCTGAGTTTATTTGCGGTAATAATCTTTTCCATAATCAAATGTCCATAGTCCTCATTAAATGATTCCTCATCAGATAACAATTCAAGGGCTTCTGCATCATTCTCTGCAATCAATGTAATTAACCCTCCATACTCTGACTGTGGAAATGGCACCCAGTAATCAACAACATACATGTATTTCACAAGAACTCCGCAGTAAAGTAATCAACAGTCAGTTCCATCTTTGCAGCAGTGTTTTCAATAAACTGATCTAATACCTCAGGTGCATCTTCTTTGACCACATTATACCATGAATACCATAACTCTGGATTTGTTTGTGGGGTCACTGGTGTTCTTTTAGAAAGAGGGTTCAACATAAGATTCATAATTGAGTTCGACGTTTGTTGTGTCTAATGTGGCATAATAATCATACAACCGATCATACAAGGTGTCAATACTACCTGATGATCGATTGATCTGTATCTCATCTCCGTTCTCTACTAATTCAAGTGCCTTGAGTATAATATCTAACTCATGCACATTCAGTTCAATATTAATCTCAGTCTTTTTCATTCATTAACTCCTGATAATTCAATTGGTTGTGATTTGAAATACAGTCCGGCAATTTGCATCATATCAATTAACTTTGATTGTATCTCCTCCAATTCTTCCACATCCAAATCACATTCCCAAAAATCTACCATATTAAATTCATCAAAATCTATCTTTCCATCATTATGAATAGGTGCATAAAACAATTCACCTTCAGTGCAAACAGTATAAATGCATCCATAATCTTCACAAGTAACAAATACACCAGAAAAAGTTAGATCAGTCATTAGAAGTCAAGAATGAGTTTTTCAAATTGGAGATGGTCATCACAAGAATCATCATCGTGCAAATCAATCATGTCCGTGTCTGTGTGCTTAAAGAGTTTGTCAAACAAGTCATTCACGAACTCTTGATTCGATTGTTGAGTCATAATAGTTCATCATTTTGGTGTCACGTTCTGCAAGGAACATCAAATAAGATGACATTGCGAACATCGTGATGATAAATGCCAGCATGTATTGAATAAAATTAACCTTACTCATCAACCTACTGCCATAGGAGTATACTCTGAACGTGGCATTTTGTCAAGATTGAAATCAGTTACCACCGCACCATTCGCAATACGTGTGTCCCACTCATTACGTGCATTCAGTGCCGTCACAGTTGAATAAGACTTCAGACCATTAGCATTGAAAGTAACACGTTTCTGAAAACGTTTGACCACAGTGATCATTCCTTTCTCTTCATCTGCCTCGGCAATGAATGCCTCAGGAAAGAAATCAACCGTGGTGACATTGTTGGTGATTTGCATGGTGAGTGGTGTTCCCTTGATTACCTCTGTATTATAAGGCATCCTGGTGGGGTTTCAGGACACCCTGTGCCACTTGTTTAGGTGTCCATTGCTTCGGCACTATAGACCGTTGTCTGTGCTAGAAATAGAAACTTCATCATATCATGTTCACTATCACTTTGACCGTCTAATCTCTTTGCAGGATCTAATGTATTACCCATTAATATTTTTCCTCCTCCCAATCTTTTCTTACATAGGTCAACATTATCTCTCATAATATCCACACCATAGATATCTTTAAGTGCATCTTCCTCACTCATATTATGAAACAACACTTTCACCCACTTGACTGCTGTTAGAAACTGACCATCTCCACATGCAGGGTCAAGAACTGTTTTGCCTGATACAAACTCATCCGTACCACATTCACGAATCATTCTTATCACCAAATCAGTCGGAGTAAAAACCTCGGCTGTTACTTTGACTCTGTATTCGTCACGATTAATCTCACCCATATAAGAGTGATCATTCATCCTATTCTTTACTTCATCCCACAATTTGTCTGACATACACTCTCTCTTGTTCTGTGATGTTGAAGAAATCAAACACATCATCATCACTCATTTTACAATCAATTGGTAAATTTGGCAACCTACAAAATACTTTCTCATTACCAAACCCAGACCATTTTGCAGTCTTGAGAATATACTTCATTAGCGTACTATTCAGGTTATGTGTTAGATTCTCTCCCGATTCTTTATCATTCACCAACACATAATATACCATATCAGTACCACCTAAAATACCATCATCATAAACTGGTTTTGTATATCCACTCCGTGACCACATTACTTTCTTCTTTGATGCCCAATCCTGTCGAATTCGTGAATACCAAGTTTGTTTGTTTGTGTGTAGAATTGGATGACTATCAATAAACTCTTGTTTAGTTTTAATGTCACAACAGTTATCCCACTTATTGATGATACCAGTCTCCCGTAGCAAATTCACGTTATGACACGTCACATAATCATATCTTACATCAAGGTGCTCTCTTATCTCAAACATTACCTTATTATGAACAGATAAGGCATTTTCTGATAAATCTATAGGCAAATAGAACACTGAATCATCTATTTTACAGTCAAATGTACCGTCTTGAGTAACAACTTTAGTTTTTTCGATGCCGGGACGGTTGGAGACCATATAGTCGGCGAACGTGCTTCCCACTTCAGGAAAATAAGTTTTTGTATCTAAGTTCAGAAACTTCACTGCCTTAGACTTAAACAGTTGCAGAATCTTACTGGATGGTGATAAGAAACTACTAGGAGAAACCTGAAGGAGAATACCTCCAGGTTTTAACCACTCACTGAATGTTTTCTGTGTAAAGTCAATCCATAGCTTATGTTGTGTCTTCTTCTTATTGGTAGAATCCTGAAATGGTGGATTCGTTACTATTATATCAAACTGCATATTCTCTTAGAGGTGATTTATTTAATTAAACAAACCAATCTCCAATGAGAATAATGTCGTTATACTTTATCTGTTAGATTAGATCAAACATACTCACGAAACATATCAATCTTCACATAATTTTCCTCATCCTCAAGATGATTATACCCATAAAGTTCAAAATTTGCAAACATTATATGAAGTCGCTCATTAATAAATTCTTCCCTTGTTTCGGGAGAAATATATTTATTTTGCAGAGAAAACTGAATAGCAATCTTTGCATAATTAATCAAAGTTTTTCTCCAGGTCTCTCTCATTGTTTTCACTTCTTCTGCCGTTTGTGCTTTTTTAGTGAAAATAATGTGACGAATCTTATTATTTGGATTCATAAACAAATTCCACAATTTAGCAGGAGCATTTGCGCCAGCGTCATCCATACAAATCAAACTGACTTTATATCCATCATTACCATTTCCAAGTTCATGATCTTTGACTTCTTGCTTAATTACTCTCTCATCTTTATCATTGATTTTCACAGCAGTGGAAAATCCTTTGTTTACTAAATTTCTGATAGTTCCCCTTGGAACTTTATGCCAAAATACCTGATTGATTCCAAACTCTGTATCATAAGCATGATCAAATTCATCATCCCCATAGATAATTTCTCCGGTCACAGGATTAACGGGTTGCCCATGATACCAGGAAATACCTTTATCTTTTTGTGCCCACATTTGTTGTGCAATTTGCTTCATACTCAATTCTCTATGTGGTTTATGTTGCAGATCAGCAGACATCGCCTCAGAAAATGATGATATTCTTTCATCATATCCCTCAACAGGTGTCATTAACCTAGTTGGATAATACTTATATCCATTGTTTTTAAGAATATTATGACGAGTTCTAGCACTCTTTCCTGAAACATTATTTGTCCCAGGGATAGGAACTGCATGTCCTGGTTCAAAAGAATGATCAAATCCCGTTGCTTGTAAATTACTCTCTACTTTTTCATAATTTGTGTGATCATTTATTTTAGTATTTGCATCACACTCATAATCAGACTCCCAATTTTCAATTGGGATCATCTTAACATCTCCACCATCAATCCATTCATACCCCTCTTTACAATCGGGTGCTTTTGGAAATTTTTGTGCGTTAATTACGCCGAAGGAATGCTTACTCATTGTTTTTTTAAAGGTTGTTTCAAGAATACCATGTATATATGAATCTTTCAAGTGAGTTTGAAAGATTCATTAATAAATCAAAACATTAGACTACATATAGTCTTTTAATTTAAGATACATGTTTGTAGATGTTGCAAGTTCTTTACTCTTACGTGGTCTTCTTTGACCCCACTTAAGCATAAACTTTTTACCTTTATCATTCTTTTCACGAACACCCTCAAACTTTGGTTCATTGGTTGCAAACCATGCTCCATTCTTTTGCAGTGTGCATGGTTGATTAATACTAATGATTACACCATCAGCATCACAGATATGATAGAAAACTGATTGTCCTCTACTCTCCAACTCAACATGAGTTGCTGCCTTTACACGATTGCAAAGTTTATGATAATCCTCATTAGTAACAGAGAATAGATATTCACCTTTACCAAGACAGAGTAGATGCTCATCAGATACTAAACCAGTTGCTTTCTGCATTCTACCAAGAACCGATTCATTAGGTAGAAATGAAAGTGCCTCAACAACAAGAGGTGCAACTTCAGTACCAACAGAAGAACAATCCTTCTTCCACTGATCTGCTACATTTTCATAATGCTCTGCCTCTGGACTATTAATATAGTAGTCACGAATACTATCATTAATATTATCCAACTTACCAAAGAAAGGAAGTAATTCAGGATATTGTCTCATTACAAGTCCATCACGATACTCTCTATTGCTTCCCTTAAACTTTACACCATAAGGTGAAATATACATTCCAGGAGAACAATCAGTATTATCAAATAAGATGTTATTTAATGTAGAATTAAATGTTCCTGAACATACCTGAATAGAAGAATATCCATTCTGATAATTCTTAACACTAACAGAGATTTTCTCACCATCATCAAAATGAATAAGAATATCACCTTTCTTTCCTAAATTGCGATACTCTGTATCTACACACTGAAAATAAAACTTACGATCAGGATATTTCTTAATAAGATCCTGAACTATAGACTGATATGTTGCTTCTATATTTTTAGAATACTTACTCTTAGAGAACTTAGTCTCAATATTACCGTCTACACATGCCTTCTCAAATTCCTTATTGATTTCTGAAGAAATGCTCTTAGAGGCAACTCCTAATCTCTCTGCCTCTTCTTGTAAACGTGCGGTCAATCGAATCTCTGCTGCATCTTGAATATAATGCTCGATTGATGTTCCTGCACCTTGCTTTTTTGTTTTGGACACAATTACAATCTCCTTAAAGACTAATGTTGATCGGGGATTTCTCCCATGAATCTAATATATCACCGATTCATGGTAATGTCAAGCATCTGAACCGGTTTGCCGACTGGCACACTCTATTCCTCATTTAACCACTGATCATATAGCCTTACTTCTTCCTTCCGTGCCTCAATTTCATGTGGTTGATCCCAATAATCATAATTCTCCACCGGTTCCTGACAATACCTCATTTTTCCATGATGAAACCGCAGAGAACCACCTACCCACTGTGCCAGATGAGTCAGTTCATGAAAAAGAGTTTTTATATACATCTCCTCAGACATACGTGCCTGAAGTTCAATCAAGAAGTGTCGTGGCCGATAATCATTACCAATCACATCACAATACCCAACAACACCATCACGTTTGAGACCTTTATGTTCAATCTCTACCACAATTTTGTGTCGTGGGAAAAATTCACTCAAAAACCAATGGGCAATATCCTCACACCGTTTTTGAGAATAACCGTATCCACTATGAAAGATGTAAGACATGTTCCCCAATGTAAAACCCAGATAAAAGATGATAAGAATAAAAGTTTTTCTTTAGCAGTCATGCTGGTGTTACACTCCATTCATCTGTCGGAACCATTGTATTGATAATGTGCTCAACATTTTTGATTCCATAGACTACAACTTGCTGAGTTGAAGTGTAACCATTTTTCTTCTCACGTTTCCATGAGACAATCCATCGATCAGATGATGCTTTCATTGTTCAGTCTCAGAATTTTTTTCTTTGCAAGTACAGACTTCAATCAGTGATCCTAATTTGTTCAGTAAATTCTGATTTAATTCAGGATAATCAGCATCTCCTTTACCCAGAAGATATACAAGATGCTTTATCTCATTCTTTGTTAGATTTACAATCATCCGTCACACCATCCCATAATTTCACAACCTTCATCACTTAACATTTCTTCCTTAATACCATTTGCCTTACATACTTCCCAGTCTTCATAGGTGCAATCACGGAGATACTTTCCATCCTTATCATGCACTGAGGCATATTGTTGAATAGGAAGATCCCACTTTAATCCCATCTCTTTGTATTCAGCGTAATACTCATCATCCCAAATATCCCAGTCAATGGGTTCTACATCCATACCCTTCTCTAATCCATACTTCTCCACACATGCATCAGTCAACCACAAATAACCAGAGTGATTCTGATCCCAATTGTAATACTCACCATCAACCTCATCTAACATATCAAGATCAGATTGTTCCGTGAGATCGTATTCGTGTGCCATAATAATTCAGTGTTTAATGAAAAGATTTGGGAATAATCAACGAATGTAAAGATAACCACCTGCCCAATCACAGTTCTCCAACACAAACTCACGTTCTTCGATGATTAGCAGATTGAAACGAACACCTTTTGCTGGTGCCTTGTATGATGCTGCCTTGTATACTTCACCAGTTTTCTTATCAATGAAGGCATGAACTGATTCCGTCTGACCATCGACACACTGCATCACTTTATGATACTTACGACCGGAGATCAGTGCATAAGAATAGTTACGACCATTTGGATGTTGACGCTGATGAGACTGTTGCAGTGCATCACAAAGCATGAGAGCATACTTGGTGACATTCAACTGAATGGTGTTACGTGCATCCTGTTGAGCAACGTAGTCAGTGAAAGTGGCAGTCATGGTGGTTTCCCTTGTATGAACATATTATAGGGCATCCTGAGAGGGTTTCAGGATGCATTGGGACACTTAGGCAACTGGACCAGCAGGGATTTCCACAGGTTCTGGTGCTACCATATCTTCAAACTGATGCATGTCATAAGCAAACCAGTTACCATTACGGAAGATGTAGGAGTATTCTTCACCATCAGAGAAAAACTCTTCCATATCTTTGTCAAGACGTGGTGCATTATCTTCAAGAGATTCACCACGCATAGTATAATACAGAGCACCAGACTCAGGCAGAGTTTCATTACCCCAACCAGAATTAGTCCAGGTGCAGGACATATCACCACCATCAATCAGTTCTTTTACTTTCTCAACGGTATCATAGTTGTCACGCAGAACTTTACCATTGAACGCAGGATATCCATCATAATGACAATAAACAGAAACGATGCTCTCATCTTGAAGTTGGATGCCGATGCGGGAACGGGTACCCATGGTGCCTTTGCTTGATTACCTCTATATTATAAGGCATAAAAAAGACCCTGTAAGGGTCAGTGTGACACTTCTCAAACTGTCTCAATCAGTCTTCATAAACCAAACATTCGGGTTCTGATGGGTTCTGATCACAGAACAACTCAAGGTATGACGGATCGTGATGATCACCTGCTTCAATTTCTTTCTTATGATGTTCAGCATATTCTTCCAATTCATGTAGTTCACCTTCAATGTGACGACGTTGATTGGGAGAGATCATAGGATTGTCAAGGATTTCTTTGTCCTTGGCGATGTGAGTTTCGATGTTTTCCATTGTGCTACTGTTCTTATACTTTTATTTATTTTGACTTTTTGCCTTTTCTACCAAATAATGAGCAAGAGCTTCCATTCTTTCAGGATGAATTGCACGTATATCTGCCTCTTTTAGGGCAATTTTCATGCTTTTTTCCTCCATTTCGGTCAATTTCTTGCCGTTTTTTGGTAAAGTCATAGATTTCTTTCGGTGTGTTGATATTCTAACATTAGAATCCAATATTATCTAGGAATTTAAGTTTTTATTCACATTTATTCATCAGTATTAAACCAAGAGTCAAAGATGCCACTATCTCCAGGATTACGATTTTCAAGTTTATCAAGAATTTCATCAGTAGAGATAACTGATTCTATTTTACTTATCATCTCTGCAATATTGTTGCAAACCATTGGTCTTTCTTGCCTTGCCGCAAATGCAAGTGCATTGCGAAGTGATTGTTCTGCTTCTTTGAGTGATGCTTCGACTGATTCTGAGAGTGCCATTTTTTTATTATTAAGAGTCAAGTTGATCTTTGATTGCTCGATTTACAATTTCCTGAATTTCCTTACTTGTCATACCATTTAAGAACTTCCAATTAGGATCATCTTTATCCCATTCAAGACTAAAGGTTCCGTCTTTATTCTGGTCTACTTTCAGACTGTCTTTCATTTTTCTTTAATTGCTTTCTAATCATTTTAGCATATAAAACTTCTTCTTGAGAATACCATTCAGGATGTTTTTTAGATCTTTTGATAATTTTTTTTGTTGCTTTTTTGTCGGATAAATCCACTTTAAGATTTGTTTGGATGTTTTAAGTATTTAACACTTTAACCTTCATATACTAAAGTTTACCACTAACTATGCCACTATTCACTACTCTAGTGCTACCTTCAGGCCAACCTTCTTGTTCACACTTAAGGTGCCATCGTGTCATAATAGTCACATTTTCTTTAATGGCACCAGTGAGCATTTGACGACCATCTTTGGTCATAGAAGAAAACAAACCATAACGAGTTGCCCAAACATAGAAACACTCGTCAATAAGTTCGGCACCTTCTGGTATAATGACTTCTGGTTTTGTATCAGTCTGAATCATTGTTCTCTTCGGGTGGTTTTTTATTAAATCCAAAAGGTCCTACTTTAGTTTCAGATCTTTTCTTCATAACAACACCAGCAAGAGACTCCATAATTTTAAGGATGTCTTCTGCCTTAGCACCTTCACCAAGTTCTTTGGCAACATAAAAATACTTATCAAAGAACTCTTGACTGTGCTCTTTATAGTCTTCGACTGTGATTGGTTGATCTTTCATTTGAATTTACCGAGTGCTTCTTCTTCAAGTTTAACAAGAATTCGTCGTGATTGTTCTTTTTTGATTTTATGGTAGATGGATTCATGACGACGGATCTCTCCACCCATCGAACAATTTTTCTCCATTTCATTTACATAGAACTCTAATTGAAGAAGTTCCATATCTTCAAAATCAAGTCTTGCTTCCTTGATATTGTTCATTTTTTTCTTATACTTTTCCTGTCCACTTTTCAATAACTGATCAACATCTCCCATTAATTCATCAAATTGGTCGTCATTCATAAATTGATCGTTCATTTTCCTCCTGTGTCATAGTTTAGTTGATCATCTTGCTCTTTGAGTTTAGCACGTCTTACTCTATCATGAAGTTGCTTGAGTGCTTCAGTAACTTCAGGAGTTTCTTCCCACTCCCAAGTTTCACCACCCTTTCCAGTAAATTCTCTTTTAGTCATGGATTTAAAGTTTTGTAGACAGCAGAGATACTCATGTGCCCGTGAATGTATCCTGCAAGGATTATAGCAAAGACGGACAGAAATATCA